GCGTCACCTACGAAGCGCTCACGATGTCGCCCACCGATATGGCGCTGGTCGATCTGATGCACCTCAATGAGCAGCGGATCTGCGCAGCCTTCGGCGTGCCACCCTTCCTGGCAGGCGTGCCGATGCCTGGCGGCTCACTGGTGTATCAGTCAGTGAATATGCTCACCGACTTCTGGTGGCGCTCAGCACTGCGCCCACTCGCTGGCCAGATCGCAGCCTCGATGAGCGGCTGGCTGCTGCCACGTGGCTCGCGAGTCGAGTTCAATCGTGATGAGTTCACCAGGCCTGGCCACGCTGAGCTTGCGCAGTACTACGAAACAATGCACCGCATTGTCGATGAAGAAGGCAATCCTGCGCTCACAGTGAATGAGATCAGAGTGGCCGAGCGCCTGGCACCTCACGAAGACTCAGAGGCACCAGGCACGCGCGTGGGCGATCCCAAGCGCTTTCTCGATGCACTCAACCTGAGTGGTGGCGAGAATGAGTGACCCACTCGCAGGCATCGAGATCACCGATGCCGAGGATCTCGCACCACCAGCCGACTTCGCAGATTGGGTGAAGACCAAGATCGCCGAGGGCGATGACAATGATGGAGATGATGCAGCATGAGATCAGAGCACACTCGGAGCTTCACACCTCCCGAACCTTTGCACCTACGTGATGATGGGCGATCGGTCTTCGGGCTGATCGTGCCATGGAACACACCCAGCGATGTGGTCGAGCGCAATGCGCAGGGCGAGAGCGTGAGCTTCACCGAAGACTTCCAGCCGGGCAGCTTCACAGCGATGAGCCAGATCGCTGCCAAGCGAGGCAACTGGGGCTTCATCGGGCTGAAGCTAGAGCACGAAGACTCGCTCGAATCTCGCATCGGCTTCGCCACTGACATCGAGCACGAAGGCACCACTGGCGCCTTCGGTACGTTCAAGCTCTACGAAGGGCCACAGCTTGAGAAGGTGCGCTCGATGATCGCCGAATCTCACCAGGGCCTCTCGATCGAGTTCGTAGATATGGCGAAGCCGAAGGTGGAGGGCACGACAGTGCACCGCACTCAAGTCTTCGTGAGGCACGTGGCTGCCACACCAGTGCCGGTATATGCCGACGCTGGTGTGCTCGCAATGCGCGCCGAGGCAGATCTGCCGATAGTGCCCACGCCAGGCCTCGATGAAGTGCTGGCCTACCTCAAGGGCGAAGAGTCATGACCGAGCAGACGTACCCAATCTTCTACGGGGCGCAGCGAGTCACCCTCGCCCAGCTCGATGATCACGCCACCTTCAGCAAGTGTGAGCCACAGATGAAGAATCGGCTGAAGGCGATCATCGGCGCCAGCAAGGGCAAGCTCGGCATCGGCACAGCGTGGCGATCGAGTGCCACGCAAGAGCACACCTTCAGGCAGCGCTACACAGTCTCGAAGTACGGCACTACGTGGTGGAACGGGCAGCGCTGGGCGCACACCTCGGGCGCCAAGGCTGCACCTCCCGGTAGCTCGTTTCATGAGCTGGGCCTGGCGGTGGACTTCGTAGGCGATCTGGCATGGGCGCACTCAGTGGCCGATCACTTCGATCTCTTCTTCGCCACGTGGGGCAATGAGGTGTGGCACGCGCAACCGCTTCACGACTATCGAGGCCACGCCTTCTCGCACTCAGTCAGCCAGTGGAAGAGAGCCGGGCGCCCATCGCCGAAGTCGATCTTCGGCGGCACTCAAGCGCTGCCCACGCACCCCGAGCCAGTGCACTCGCACTACCCACTGCCGACTCTCAAGCTGGGATCTCACAGCCATGAGGTGGGATCGCTGCAGCATCAGCTGCGTGACTTCGCCAGGCAGCTGCCGAATGTCAGCGATCCTGGCAATGCCGATGGGCGCTTCGGGCCACGCACGAAGTCATCGCTGCAGTCGATGCAGAAGGGCGTGCTACACGTGGGCGCCGATGGCGAGTATGGGCCGAAGACTTATCTGGCCTATGTGCAGCTGGGCGAGTACTTGCACTCGCTATCGCACAGCCACTGAGATACCCTCGCAATCGAGAGCTGACACCCGCACCGATCAGAAGACACCCAGCCACCGAGCTGACACCCTTCATCATCGTGATGTGCCACCGGCCAGAAGTGACCGAAACACACACACACCCACACGATGAAAGAAGAGAGCAATGACTGATGTACTGGTGAAGCGCCTGGCCGATGAGCGAGGCACGAAGAAGACACTCGTGGAGAGCTACGCATCGGCAGCTGCCGATGAGGGCCGAGATCTCACAGCCAGCGAGCTTGAGACAATCTCGCACGCGCGCTCGCGCATCGCCGAGCTTGATCTTCAGATCAGTGCTGTGGCCGAAGATCTTGAGATGGCCGATGGCATGCAAGATCGCCTTCGCTCGATCGATCCTGCCTCGGTAGCGAAGCAGACCCACTACCGATCTGCTGGCGAATTGTTCTTCGACGTTCTGCACCAGTCTGAAGAGGCCAGCCGAGCACGCTACGGCCAGGCCCAGAAGCGCGCAGCCCAACACATGGGTACTGACAAGGCGAACACTGTCGCCACTGCTGGCGATCTCGGTGGCCTTACGGTCAGCCCCACGGTGGGGCCGATCATCGATCCGTACCCACGTGGCATGCCTCTCGCCAATGCGATCGGACTGATCCAGGCGCCCAGCTCGATGCACTTCATGCTGCCTCGGCTCGATGATCCTGACTTCGCCACTGGCGTGGCAGTGCAGACGAAAGAGAAAGAGGAGCTTGCGAGCAAGAAATTCGACGTGACTGCAGACCCAGTAGCCCTGGCGACGGTAGGTGGCTACATAAACGTCAGCCAGCAATTGCAGTCACTGCAGGCAGGCTCGCTCGATCTCATCATCGGCCATATGAATCGCAGGCTCTCAGGCGCCATCGATCGCACGCTGGTCGCTGAGCTGACGAAGACCACCAGCAAGGGTGCACTCGCAGCCGATGCCGATGCTGCCACGATCCTCAAGGCGATCTTCGATGCCTCGGCTGCTGTCTTCACGAAGACTGGCGAGATGGCTCGGGCGATCGTGATGGGGCCACTCGGCTACGCACGACTCGGCTCGCTTGTCGATGCTGCAGGGCGCCCGATGTTCAATCTGGCTGGCTCACCGAGCAACACCATCGGCGGCGCCATGAGCGCCAGTGACATGCAGGGCGGCGTAGTTGCTGGCCTGCAAGTCATCGTCACACCCGGCATCGCTGATGCCGAGTTCTTCGTGATCGGCGCCGACTCGCTCACTGGCTTCATCTATCGCTTCCCGATTCTCGAAGCGGTCGAGCCTTCGCTGATGGGGCGCCAGGTCGCAGTCGCTGCGGCAGTCGCTGCACACCAGCCGATCGCCAATTCAGCTGTGCACCTCTCAGCAGCCTGATCAGTCCCGACAATCGCTCCCACTCAGTCAGCCACGGCTGAGTGGGGGCTTCGGTCGAGAAAGGGCCACCACGATGACAGACTTCGATGCTCGATATGGGCAGAGCTACCCACCCTCGATACTGGGTGGCACCAGGCCACACCCACCGGCCTCAGATCCCAACAAGGTGAACACGGCGCACGCCACGGCTGCTGCCTTCGCAGACCTCGCCACACTGAAGGCCGATGGCACTTCTGGCGATGGCCACTACACAGGCGCAGCCTTCACAGCTGGGCAGTACATCACGCTGGTCGATGGCTCGAAGACTCACTACGCAGCAGGCGTGTGGGCAGCCGATGCTGCCGATGAGCCAGCCGATGAGCCGGACGAATACGCAGACCTCGATGATGATGGCGATCACGATGACGATGATCACCACCTCGAAGACGAAGACGAAGACGAAGAAGAAGACTGATGGTGTGGGCGCCCACTGATCCCCAGCACGTGCCAGCGCCCGATGTGATCCTCGCTCGGCTGCACCCACAGCCGGGTGATGTCTCACAAACTGAGGGCTTCATCGGGCCAGATGATCTGGCCTTCGCATGGCAGGCGATCCTCAGCTCGATAGTGCACCTCGGCACCAGTAACGGCGATCTGCATGGCAATCTCTCAGCGGCGCTGCTGCGCACTGGCGAGCTTGAGGCCCGATGGGACGATCTGCTAGGCGATACACCAAGCACCTACGAAGCCACCGGCGCCTACTCAGTGGGCAACGTGGCGAGGTTCGGTGGCAAGGTGTGGATGGCGCTCGCAGATGTCACTGGCGTCGATCCTGGCACTGATCCGGCCAAGTGGGAAGACATCAGCTATCCAGCGATGGTGCATGAGTTCGGAATGCTCGCCACCGAGATCGGCGATATCCACGGCATCACTGCTGGCTCATTGGTCACGCACATCGCTGGCATCGAGGCACGCCTGGCCAAGCTCGAAGCAACGGGCGCAGCGCCACCAGTGGCGCCCACTGCCGACTTCGTGATTGACTGCGATCCTGCCTACTCGGGCAACTTCGTAACGATCAGCCTCGGCGCTGCTCAAGTGGCGAATGTGACCGATGATGCTTACGATGGCCAGCCCCATATCTGGGAGATCAGAGACTGGGCAGCTGGCAAGTCTGAGACAGATCTGACAGTCACAGATGACACGTGGGTCTGGGTGACTGGCTCGAAGCCTGGCGACACACCGAATAACGATCTGAAGCACATCGCCACAGCTGTGCGCGAGATCTCAGTGGGCGTGCTCAAGAGCTGGGTGGCCGATGCTGGCAGCACCTTTCTCACTGTCGAGCGCAAGGGCGATGCCTGGCTCATCACCAACATCGCCCATGGGGTAGCACCATGAGCCACCCATTCTCAGCAGTCTTCGATCCGGCCTTCGATCGCCGAGCTGGTTCGCCGATCCCACAGCCGGGCGGCGTGCCACTCTCAGCAGATCTGCCAACGCTGCGCAGGATGATGGGCGTCACTTCAGTGAAAGATGACGAGCTGCTGCAGATCGCTCTCGATGTGGCGTGGGCGTGGGTGCTCGGGCGCATCATGGCGGGCCATGAGACTGAGCCGACAGTGCACTACGCAGTGCTGCTACTCGCTGCTCGCTACTACAAGCGCAGGCAGTCGCCAGAAGGCGCTGCAGGCTTCGGTGGCGAGGGCCTGGTGGTGCGAATCTTGAATAGCGACCCAGACGTGCGTGCACTACTTGAGCACCACACCAATCAGCTCGATATCGGTATCGGCTGATGATTGCCACGATGCGCCAGCGAGTGAATGCAGCACTCGCACCTTCGACTCTTGAGCGCCACCCATACGTGCCAGACGACATCGCAGTGCTGCCCTGCCTGGTCACTGGCCCAGTGTCAATCAGCGAGTCAGAGACACCCACAGCTTTCGACCTCACCACCTCGATCTTCGTGATCGGCAGGCGCATCAGCGATGATGATTCTCAGATCGAGCTGGACTCGGCAGCTGATGGCATCGTGGCACTGCTGGGTGGCACCAGGGGCGTGGCAGGGCTGACTGTCACAGCGTGCACCCCTCAGCTGGTAAACATCGCCAGCGAAGATCTACCGGCCTACGTGATCGTGGTCGAAGCCACGATCATTGATTGCTAAACAAACAAACCAACTAAGGAGAAATGACCATGGCAGGCGCCACAGTATTCAAGATTGAGAATGGGTCGATGGCGATCAGCCTGGTCGATCCGGCCATCACTGACGCATGTGCAGCTGTAAAGGCTGACTTCGGCAGCAATAACTTCACGTGCCAGATCACCAGCGGTGCGCTGAATGCCACTGCGAATGTCACGCAAGAGACAGTGCCGAGCACGTGGTGCCAGCCCGAGAAGACTGTGCCAGTGGTGGGCGAGACTTCATACGTGCTCGACATCGCATATCTGCAAGATCCGAACGTGGTCGATGGCCTCGCTCGATTCTTGTTCGAGCACGACACTGAGCGTGCGTGGATCTATATGGGTATGGACGGAGACACACCACCGAAGGCAGTGGCCGAGGTGCGCCTGGTCAGTGGCGCCATCGGTGGAGCTGGGCGAACCACGCTCGTGGCTTCAGCTGCGCTGCCAGTCGAAGGCAAGCCGATTGTTTGCTTCGGCGATGCGACTTCGAGCGCTTCGGTGGGCGGCATCGATCCTCTCGATATCACAGTGGCCACCTTCGGCGCCACACCAGGCGCCTACGCCAACCTCGCAGCGCTGAGCAGCGATGCAGTGCATGGCGACTCGGGCAGTGGCAAGCCGAGCGACTTCACAGCCGGGCAGTACGTCAAGCTGCAGGACGGCTCGAAGGCCAACTTCGCCACCACGTGGAAGGTCGGCGCAGCTAGCTAAGTGATCGGCCCAGCTGCGACCACGCAGAGAATTGCCGGCATTCACGCAGAGTGATATTCGGCAATCTCGGCGAGGCGGGCGCAGCTGGGCCACTCGTGGCACACTGAGCTGATGGCGAAGCGCACCGGGCAGACTCTTCGAGGTGTGGCTCGGGCACTTGCGAAGGTGCCAGACGAAGGCACTAGAGAAGTGGCTGAGGCAGTGGTGCTCAAGGCCAATGAGATGGGTGGCACCTTCTTCGGTGGCGCCTACAAGCTCGGCGCGAAGGTGCGAGTGAGCAAGCGTGGCTATGTCTTCGTGTACGGCACACCCGCTGGCGCCTGGGTGATCAAGAGCTACGGGCGCCGAGAATCGAAGACGAAGGTGGCACACCTCGGCTCGCTGGGCTTCAGATCTCTGAAGTCTGACGGCGCTGCAGCCACCTCGGGCGATGGCCGATGGGATCGAGTGGGCGAGTTCGCCGAAGACCACTCGCCACTGGTCTTCGCCCAGCAAGTACATCGAGCAGTGGAAGGCTGACCCATGGCACGCAATGAGCGCATCGAGATCGAGATCGGTGCAGAAGACAATGCCAGCAAGATCATCGATCGGCTGGCCAAGAGAATCGATGGCCTCGAATCAGATGAGGCTCGCGTAATTGTCGATGCCCAGACTGACAAGCTCGAAGCGAAGCTCGACCGGGCGAAGAAGAAGCTCGAAGGCCTCGATGGTGACCAGGCCACAGTGCAGGCCAGGCTGGTGGGATCGATCGAAGAGGATCTACGCCAGGCCCGAGATCTCTATGAGCAGCTCGATGGCGAGACTGGCACAGTCCACCTCAATGCAGACACTCAAGAGGCTGAGAGCGCGCTCGATGCGTTCAAGGCCAAGCTCGAAGGCTTCGACGCTGGCGGTAGCGGTGGCCTCGCTGGAATGTTCAAGGGCCTGCCAGTGGTGGCCACAGCTGCAGCTGCTGCAGTGGCGCTCGCATTCAAGATCGGCTTCGAGCGCCACATGGATCTCAAGGCCGGGCGCCAAGTGCTCGAAAGAGAATTCGGGCTGACTCGGGCGACTGCTCGCAAGTACGGCAAGATCGCTGCTGAGGCATACGCCAATGCGTGGGGCGAATCAATCGAGGCCAACGCTGCCACCATCGGCACGATCGAGCAGCTGCTCGGCGATGACGTAGGCGCCGATGCCTTCGGCGATCTTCTGCCGAAGGCGCAGGCTCTCGCCGATGTCTTCGGCGTCGATGTCACCGAGGCAATTCGCACAGTGAATATCTTGCTCGAATCTGGGCTAGTCAGCAGCGCCGATGAAGCCTTCGACGCCATCACCACCGGCATGCAGGATGGCCTCAATATCTCGGGCGACTTTCTCGACACTCTCAATGAGTACAGCGCCCACTTCGAGGAGATCGGACTGTCAGCCGAGGATGTCTTCGCCATTCTCAGCAATGGCCTAGAGAACGGCGCTCGCGATACCGACAAGCTCGCAGACTCGATCAAAGAATTCAATATCAGGGTGAGCGAGGGCCTTGATCCAGTGCGTGAGGCCTTCGCCAAGCTGGGCCTCGATGCCGATGCCTCGATCGCTGGCATCACGCAAGGTGGCGCAGCTGCCCGAGATGTCTTCATTGAGACAGTGACGGCGCTCGATGCGATGCCTGATGGCTCGGAGAAGACCAGGGTGGCGATCGAGCTGCTGGGCACCCAGATCGAAGACACTGGCGACAAGGGCATAGTGGCGCTGGCTTCGATCGTCGATGGCTACGAAGACATCGATGGCGCATCGGCTGATCTCACCAACTCATTCAAGACCACCGAGGCAGGCCTCGAATCTCTCAAGCGCAAGGCTGTGAGCGCCTTCGGCGTGCTCGGGCAAGTCACCGATCGCTGGCTGCAGTCGGCGCTCATGGTCGAAAGTCCGATTGACAGAATCGCAGCCGGGCTGAAGGGCCTCGAAGAAGTAGATCTCGGCACGCTCACTGATGCCGAGGTGCTCGACTTTCTCAGGCAGT